TGGTAAGCTCTCCAAACTGTCCTATCATCGTTTATCCTCCCAGACTTGCAACCTTGGCTTCTAATGCAGTCAACCTTTGTTGTAGTTCCTTGATATTTACTCCTGCAAGCTCCAAGATATCCCCTTTAGCTTTGATTGCAATAGAGTCCGTAAGCTGCTTATAGAACAGGCCTTCTCCGGTTTCATTTGGCAAGTCCTCTTCGGAATAGAATCCACCAAGAACAACCCCAAAGGATTCTCCATTAGATAAATGAAGGACAAGCACCTGTTCCCCAACCTTCGGCATCTTGTATTCCCCTGTAAAAGAAAAATAAGGAAGTTCTGCTGTAGCAAGGTCGTTCATATCCGTATAAACAACAGACACCGTGGCATTCTGATAATTTACCGTTCCTACAGTTCCGATTCTTATGTTATCCATGTTTATATCCTCTGAATAATCTTTCTGGCAGTTACACTCTGTGTTAATCCTCCGCTGTCCAAGGTTACATCAACTCTATCCACAAAATACTTCCCATCGCACATACCACAGTTTCGTATATCAATGTTGTATGTAGAAAACAAAGCATGGTCGAAAACTGTCGGTTTAAAAGTAATTGTCGTTGCGTTTTTATTTTGTGTATTTAGCCTGGCTTTCGCCACTCTTTCTGCTTCTACCTGGTCTTTCACTTCCTCATTGAGATACAAAACCTTTTCCTCTGTTCCGACCTTAACCGTGATTGTTTCCTTTTTCTTTTTCGGATTTTTATATCTAATCTCTGCTCCGGTGTATAGCCCTTGCAAAGAAGAGGTCCAGTTATAGTCCGGCTGTATTTCGTGGGTGGTCCAATCTTTAAAGCCTTCATTACTACCGCTTACGGCATTGCTCGGATATTCCCCATAGAAATTGTAGCTTTCTCTAGCTTCATACGCCGCCTCGTCATATAACACGAATCCGCTTTTGTAGCACTTCATGCAGACACCATATTTCTTGCAAACGCTCTGCAGGAAAGATAAGTCTGTTTCATTGGTCTGCTCAATCTTATCTATGGTTATGTCCTCACAATTAAAAAAGAGATTCGGCATATTGTACTTGCCTTGAATCTCTTCCACTAATTGCCTTAATGTTACTTTTGTCCATGCCTTAGAACGCTTTCTATCCTTCAGCTCTGAATCTGCAGGCTGTGATATTCCCTTTACAGTCATGACTTTTGGAGAACCCTTGATAGATATTTCGTCTATCACAAAACTGCCACAATGATAGTTTTCATTTACTCCGTTCACATACCAATTTCGCATGATGATATGAACATCGAGATTCTTTCCTTTCTCCGGTTTGAATCCCCCTATACTATTCACTACATTCATATCAAATTCTAAAGTTATGGAATCCAATGCATCACAGGAATTGTCCGTATACTGTAAAGAGGATAGATATTTTGTCAGATTGAAAAAATTGTTTTCATACAACACCATAGTTTCAGCATATCTTGCTTTTGCCGTATAATTTTGACTTCCATCCACTACCAATTCCTCCAATCCTCTCTATGACTTGCTCTTTCCAGTTCGGTATTTACAGGCGGAATATTTAGCACAATATCGGCGGAGAATACCATTATTCCAATCTTACTCGGATTTGCATCCATAAGAAGAGGGAAAAGCTTTTCTGCACCATATACCTTTAAGGCTATCGAATCCCAGGTATCACCTAAAATCGTTTTATATGTAGTTTTTATCACTTTCCCCTCCTATCTTAGAACGATACTCTCCGTGTTTCTCTTGCGTATCTGTCCATCATGGCCTTGAAATCTGCATAGCTGTCTGTTAAGGCAGCTTTTAGCTCATTGGCATTGCCACCGGAAATATTGATTACCGGGCTATAGCTAATATTCTGCTGCCCACCTACAGACGGATTAATACCGGATAACTCTGCGTTCGCTTGATGTAAAAGGCTTGCAGCTCTTGCGGAGTTATTCATAGGAATAACATATTCCGCATCCCCGCCTTCACCAATCAAAGCATTTGTAGGTCCATTCACTCTTCCGCCAACGGCAAATTTCCTTATTAAGCTAGGCTTATCAAGTCCCTTGGATTTGATTGTCGATTCAATTTTCTCCGACGCATTGGCATAAGGAGCTATCGGCATGTTTACCTTGACATTCTGATTGCTAAAGTAATTTCTTACAGAGTTCAGAACGCTTTCCATTCCACTCATGCTACCATTTTGCAAAAGAATATTTGTGCTGATTGGAATAGGCTTTGAAAACTCTTTCTTAAGTAAATAGCCACAAGACTCTGCATAATATTTTGCGCCTTCGCTTAATCCCCTTTCACTACCAAAGAAGTTTTGTAAGAATTTTTTTGCTTTCTTCTCATCCCCAGTAACACTTTCAATCTTATCCAATTTATCAAGTGTCTTTTGAATGTCATCCGGAACGCTCTCCATGTTTGCGACTTCATCACGGAATTGCTTGATAGGCTCTGCATATTCTTTTAAGTATTTTTCAAATCCCCCTTGGGCTTTTTTATCTTGAAAGCGAACAAGGTCATCTTCCGTATACCTTAAAGCATCACCTGGCTCTAAATTCCTAATGCGATTGTCTCTTTCCGCAAACTCTTTTTCATAGGAACTGAGAAGTTTATTTGTAAGCAATTCAATAGGCTTTGCCTTCGCTTCCATTACAACATTCTGCCTTTGCTTTTCGATGTTTGTAACGTCTTTGTCGTACATATCCTGGCTATAATAGCCGTCTTGTCCTTCGGTTAACCCTAACTCTTTAGATTTTTTCAAGGTGGCTTCCGCATTCATCAAGGAGTTCTTGGCCAGTTCATTCGCATTGTCGGCCGCTTCCTTTGCGTATTCGCCGGATTTATTCACAACATTAGCGAAAGACTCACTTGTTAGAGGAGCATTCTCTGCATCGTTGTTTAGTAAATCCCATTTTGCTTTATTCTCCGATTGCATTACCTGCTCTTTGAGGTCAAGTATCTGCTTTGTAAGAGTATTGATTGTTTCTTGCTCAATCGGTGTGATAATGCCGTCTTCCATGGCTTTCTTGTACTCATCGCCTAATTGCTTTCCGATTCGCTCAACATCGCCACGAATGCTTGTGTACATTCCATCAAACTGCTTTATCAACCCTTCTCCGGTAGCATCGCCCTCGCCAAAAAGCCCACGGATTGAGAAATGCATAGCAATCTGCTGTTCTGATACAAGGTTAGATACTCCGGAAGCCAATTGTTCCAGTTCTGTACCTAGTTTTTCTGCATCTTCTGGATTAAAATCAGAAGATACACTAATTCTAAGCTGAAGCTTTTGTATACTTTCGGCGGTCCTATCTATATCCTTGCTGTATTGCCCTACTGCAGATAACTGCTTACTTGCCTGTGAAAGCCTTTCAAAGGTTTTCTTTCCGACAATTTCCATAGCAACATCGTTAAGCTCTTTAAGAGACAGCTTCATGTCGCCAAAACGCTTATTAAGGTCTTTCTTTCCTTCCTTTGCGTTGTAGGTGTCAATGGCTGCTGCAACCCCAATAATCCCCGATGCAACAAGTCCTAAGCCAGTTGCAATAGCTAACACAGGATTTGCGCCCAAAGTAGTCACAAAGCCGATAATGGACTCAATACCCTTTGCACCTGTATTAACGGCTTTTAAACTTAATGCAAGCGCAGAGAATCCCCATACTGCTCCTGTAAGCCACTCCGGATTACTTACAAAGAACTCACCCATCTTAATTACAGGCTTAATGAACTCGCCGAAGCCTTCTGCGTTACGCTTTAGCTTTGGATACAGCTCTTCCAGGTTTCCAATGAATCCATCGGAAGCGTAAACCATGTTAGTGAACGCCTTTGCTCCGTCTCTTAATGGTACGTTTAAGGCATCGCTCACCTTGATTCCAAGGTCCTGCATTGCAGACTCAAGAATCTTTGTATCTCCCCAAAGGTTATCCATCTTTGTGGCTGCCATTTCCTGCAAAGAACCATTGGCATTTCTTAAGGCTTCATTTAGTCCATCCCATTCGTTCTTTCCATCTTTTACAGCATCGAGTCCATTCAGTAAATGGGTAAATGCATCGATA